TCGGCTTCTGTTGGCCATTGCGCCGCGATATGAACGGCATATCCATGTTTTTCAACAATTCTTTTCCAATGAGTACTTCTGTTCTTTGAGTTTGCTCTTGCACCTTTGCCTTTTCCAACATAGAAAACGGCCCCTGTATCATTTCTGGTGTGGAAGTAGGTATAGAACATGGCGATCAATCAATCACAAATAAAAATTGACCGCTGTCGGTAACGATGAACTGCGTGCCGTCCTGCGTGATCAGGCCCGAAGGATTGGTGGTCACCGGCACATCCGGGCGCACAAACGGCAGCACGATCTGGTCCTCCTTGCGCGGGGCCAGGCGGTAAGGGTCGTAGTCGTCCGTGTCCTCGTCGCACACCATGAGCGCCGGGTAATTGGGGTCCGGGTGCAGCTCGGCCAGCACAAACTTGCGCGAGCAGCGTGCGCAAATGCCAAGCCCGTAGGTCGATTCGCCGGATGGGTCAATAAAGCGCGGCATGGCTTACCTTGTGTAGCAGCCAATGCCGGGGTTGATGTACGTGGGCGAGCCGTCGTTGTCTCCATCCCAAGCCGCTTGGCGCGCCACAAACCATTTCTGGTCCAGCATGCCGACCAAGTTGGGGTCAACGGATGGGGTCTCAGCGGCCACGCGGGCAGACAGACCAGCCGTGATCGCTTCAAGCCAGCGTTGGGGAACCTCGACGTCTTGCCGCAGGTTCTCAGTGTCCATGATGTGGCGGTGACGCCAGACGATCAGCTGCTGGTGCTCAGCGGCCAGATTCGGGCTTGGCCACAGATTCATCACCGGCCGGGGCAGGTCGCGCTGGAACCAGTAGGTCAGCGGGCGGCCCAAGAACACCTTGTTGCTCTGCGCCACGTAGGTGTCACGGTTCAACTGGCCCATGGGAATTTCCTGCGGCAACGTGCCCAGGTAAACCTCCTCGAGCAGCATCGGAGAGGTGCTGGTGATGCGGAAGAACTCGCGAGCGCGAGCGGGGACAATATCGGTCCAAGTCCACTCGCCTGCTGCGGCATCCGTTGTTTGCGTTCCGACCGGCGTCCAAATGATGCCGTCGGCAGAGGTCTCGAATGTCAGGTCAACAGCCGCGCCAAGCCACTTCATGCCCACCGTGTTGACCGTGCCCACACCGCCGTCTTGGTCTGTGAAGTCCACCGTGTAGCTGGTGGGCAGCGACACCGTTGCCCCGGTCAGCTCCTGCAGCGTTCGCAGGTTGGCGTTCAACACCTCAACGGTGCCGTTGGTCAGCGTGACGATGGGCTGACCCTCATAGAACGGGTAAATCTGGCGCTCAATGCACCAGCTCGGGGTCTTGGTGTTTGCCAGCTCGCTGAGCAGCAGGTACAGCGATTCAAGCGCGTAGGCTTGCATCTCGGACGTGATGGCCTGGGCAGGCAGGCGGCAGCGCCGGAAAGCGTGATCGACGACTTTCAGTGCGTTGAATGTTGTGCTGCTGATGCTGCCGGAAAAGGCCATGCTAACTCCGTGTTGGGTCGTCAGATGGCCGCCGATTCAGCGCGCCCGTTTGGGTTGTGGAATTGTAGATCAAGAGGTCACAAGGCGGCAAACATGCCGCCCCGCTCTCGATCAGCTCTTGGATGCCTTGCCGCCACACATCATTTTGGCCACCTTGCCACCAGACTTCATGGCCAGCATCGGCTCTTTGGAGGCAACGGGCACAGAGCGGCGAGCAGGAGCCACGACCTTGCGGCTTGTCTCCATCGCCTCGCGGCGCATGGTGGGTGTGGCCGCCATCTCGCGCTTGTCCATCGCCTCAACGCGTGCCACCTTGCCGCCCTTGGCCAGCTTGGTCAGCGGCTCACCCTTGTGCATTGCCTTCTCGTGCTTATGGACGGCAGTTTTCACCGCCTTCTTGTCCATCGCGGCGTCATCATGCACTTTGCCGCCCTTGGCCAGCTTCAGCGTGGGCAGGTCAGGAGCCGCGGACTTGGAGCCCTTGATGCCAGGATTCTTGTTGCCCTTGATGCCGAGAGCGCTCTTGTCCGCGATCATGGTTGGGCCCTTGAAGCCGGGGCCCTTGACCGCGCCACCCATGGCGTATTTCACCGCGCCGCCATCGGCTTTTTTCTTGCCGAAATCAAACTCTTTAACGTATGTGCAGCCCATGATGTGCTCCTTTAATCTCTTTCGGGGTGGCCTTTTAAACCATCGATCTTGCGCTCAATCCGATCAAACCGGTCAAGCAGCTGTTGCATGTCCGCTCTGAACTCAGAGCGGGTGATATGGTCTCGGGCAACCTCCTCACGGGTGCGGTTAAGCAAGATGCCGAGACGCGAAATCTCGTCAAATTTGCCCTTAAGCAAAAACCCCATGACGGCCACCACTGAGCTCAACACAATATTCCAGACCATCATCTCCATGTCTGATGGCTCCGTTCATGTGTAGGCAATGTTCACGGTACCGGCCGCAACAACCACAAGGCCATTGTTCGCCGCAATACCGTGGCTGGCCCAAGTGGCAATCTCACCGACCACCATGGTCTTGGTGTACAGAATGTTTCCACTGGCTGCCGATGCGCTGTCGTAGACCGTCACCGCGCCTGCAACGATGCAAGTCACGGAAAACAATCCGGCGGGGGTTGGCTTGATCACAGCGGTTGCGGCTGCAACCTGCTGATAGCCTAGTTTGTCGGTCATCATGATTTGATCTCCTGGTTTGAATGAAACCCCGCCGTTAAGCGGGGTGCGTCATGGAGCAGGAAATCAGCTCAGAGCCGCGCCAACGGCAGTCACCCAAGCAGCGCCGGTGCTGATCACAACGCAGTACTCGTCGTTGCCAGCGCCGTTGTCGGAAATGACGTAAGCAGTACCAGCTGCAACACTGGTGGCTGCTGGCAGGTTGGCCGTGGTGGTCACGGGGAACAGGAAGCCGTTGTCAGATTTGACCGGGCCAGTGAATCGAGTTTGAGCCATTAAAGTACTCCTTTGAGGTGTTGATACTTCAGCGCAAGTCTTCGCACTGAACTGGTGTCTGAGCCAAGCCTTCGAGCGCGTTCAGCATAAGACAAGTCCGGATTGTCAACGATAAATTTAAGTCTTTCCATAAATTTAGGGTCCGAGTGAAAGCGTGCCATTTGCGCTTTCGACAACGTGTCCCGGTATTCTTGGCTTTGATAATCAAAAGTTGATGCGCTTCTTCCTGCGCTAATCTTTATTCGAACCTCTGCCGAATGCGTTTTGCCGCGCATTGGGGCTTTTGCAAAATCGGCTATGTTGTAAACGGTTGGCTGATCAAACCAAGCGGACCCATTGATGAACATTTCCTCAAGTTGGTCTAAATCGCCAGTGCTGTCGCACTCAATTTCAATCGATCCATAAAAATTGTCGCCCCCATACTTGTTATATGAGTTTTGAAGATGACTATTTGGATGCTTGTTTAATCGAAGCAATCTGAAATGTTCTTTGAGACGCTTTTTAACTCTTTGGGACTGACCAACGTAGCAATATCCGGTTGCTTTGTTGACGATCTTGTAAATACCGATGATGTCTATTTTGTATGGCACACACAACCCCTTTGGCCCAAGTTTACAGGTTGTTGGGCCCAAAGAAAAGGGGGCCGAAGCCCCCTTTTTGGATTGGACCGCAGTCCGCGTCAGACACCGGCGGTGCCAAAAACACCTCGTGGATCTGTCCATCCAAGGACATATCGCTCGGTTGCTTTATATCGCATGGAGTCAGTTTCAAAATCCCCCTCCATGGATTTCTCCAGGCCGCGACGCATCAACAGTTTCAGACCTTCGGGGGCGTCGGTCTGAATCCACCAGGCTGTGGTGGAGGTGATACGCGAGAGGTTGGCTTGGCCATCAGCCAGCAAGCCCATCGACTTCACAGGGTTGATGTCGTTGTCAGCGGTGCCTGTACGCAGCACAGACTTCAGCAGAACTTCAGCCTGGAACACGTTGGAAGGACCGGAGACGATCTTCTTGGGTGTCAAGCGGATACGCTTGCCGTTGTTGTCAACAGCGTTGCGGATCTGGATGAGCATCTGCTCCAAGGAGGTCTGCGACAAGGCAGCGGCGGTGGCCAGCTGGTTGCTGAATGTGCCGTTGACGATGGGGTGAGCCGTAGAAACCAAGGCCACGCCGTCACCACCGGTGTACGCGCCGTTGAAGGCACGGTTCAGGATGTTGGCTGCCAAAGTCTCTTTGGTCTCGATCAGCGACTGCGCCAGGTGCTTGGCGTAGGTCTGGCCGATACGGATATGGTCGCCGTCTTCAACCAAAACTTTGGTCAAAGCGAAGGCCAAGCCGTACACCTTGTAGAGGTAGCGCTGCAGGAACAGGACGCCACCGGATTGGTACGTCACTGCCATGCCGTCAGGCAGCTCAGGCGCAGCACCGAAGCCGTACAAGACGGGTTCTTCGTGGTAGTTGCGTGGGATGCCTTTTTGCTCGCGGAACACTTGTTTCCACTCGTCAGCACGTTGCTCATAAACGCCGTCGAACACTTCGTTCAAGATCGGCTCGACTACGGAACGGAAGTCCGTACTACGCATTGGGGTTGCCATGGTTCAGCCCTCCTTAGATGCTGTTGACAGCTGCTTTGTAGGCGTGTTCGTTGATGCGAACAGTGGCCGTGACATAAGCGTCAGTCAGCGAGTCGTTGATGTTGTATCCGAAGCCGGTGATCTGGAACTGGCCAGATGTGGTTTGGATGGCGGTGAGTTGTGTGTTGGACAGGCCCGTCTGGGTGCTGCCGCCAGGGGAGGCAACAGTCCAGTCGCACTCTTCGCCCACTGCGGTTTGCACCGTGGTGGAGCCAGGAGTACCTGGGTTGGTGTACTGCACATCAAACAGCGTTTCTGGATCGTCGTACACCCAGGCGATGATGTTGGTCGCCGTGACGCCGGAGGGCCAGAAGGGGCTGATGGTGGGGCGGCCAGTGGCATCGTTGTACTGGCAACCGGCGAAGATACCCAAAAGGGTAATGCCGTCGGTGGTGCCAGAACGGGTGCCGTCAGAGGTGCCCAGTTGAATAACGCCAGCGTCAGTCAGCTTCACGGGGTCACCCGAGAAGATGTTGGCGGCATAGGCGCTTGCTACGGTGTAGGCCTTCGGACGCATCTGACCACTGTTGTGGAAAGATGCACGAAAGCCAAAAGGTGCGCTTGTCGAGGACATAGTGCGGACTCCTTGTGGGTTGAATGGACTGAACTGTTCAGGTCAGCTCGAACTGAGCGGACCGTCTTTGTCCAATTTCCGTCATGCCATCACCCGCATCCATACGCGAGCCAGAGGCGCGCGCTTGCTGCTCCATGAACTCCGCCGTGTCGGTCAGCTTTTCCTCTTCGCGCAACGGCGCGTCGTGGTGAGCTTCCTGCATGTACTTTTCGTACAGGCTGATCGGGAGTTTGAAAGCGAGCATCTCATTGACGCCGATGAAGCCTTGCCAGTCGCCCGTTTTCACGGTGACATAGTCCCAGCCAGGCACGTCGCTTGGCTTCAAAGGCTCATAACCCAGACGCATACGCATGTGGATGGAGTCACGAGGGTTCGAGGTGGTTAGCCAGCAGCAATGCCAGCCGTCGAGTTTTGGCAAGTCCGGAAGTGAGGACTGGTGGAACTGCTGTCGGAACATTTCAACCCGCTCATCATCGGACAGGGCACGTGATTCGGATACGGCGCGATCTACCATTGCGCGGTTGTCACGGTTGTCACCAGCGGATTTCTTAAGGCGTTCGTCAGACATTTCTCGCTCCTTTCAGCGATTGGGAAAAATTATAGGTCGAATTTGGAAAAACACAACGCGATTTTTTACGCGCGGTTGTTGCGGTCATATTCCGCGTAGCGTTTGACGTACTTTGTGCGCAGGACAGGATCGTCCCAAACACCAGCGTCAATCAAGGCCTGTTTGCGCTCGGGGCTGACATAAACCTCGGTCCGGGTGGACGTCGGCGCATGCTCGCGGCCAGAGCCAATCGCTGGGCCACCGCGTTGCTGGCGCGGAGGTTGCTGCGACTGTTGCGACTGCTGGCGTGGGGTGCCCTGGGGCTTGCTGGTCTCGCGGAAACGCTCAGGCAGGCGACGCGCGGCTCTGTCGCGCAGCTCGTCCCAATACTCCTCGCTGTCAGGCTTGAAGCCCTCGCGCACCAAAGCGCCGTCGATGGCCAGCACGATTGCGCTGTCCTCGTCCTTGCCTTGCATGTCGTACCAAGGGTTGTCCTGGATGAACTCCTTGGCGTAATGCATGGTCATGTCGTCCATGCCGTCCGCTGGCTTGGTCTGGCGCTGCTGGGCAGCTTGCTGCTTTGCGAACGCCAACTGCTGCGCTTTTTGCATGGCTTGGTCGCGGTAGCGCATCGCCTGCGTCACGTCCTCACCGTTTCCAGCGGCCACGGCCTTGGCAATCACGCGCTCAGCCATTTCGGCCTCTTGACGGGCGTTGTTGATTTGCGCGTCAAACTGAGACAGGTCAGCTTGGTGCGTGCGCTGCTCAACGCTGCCGATGCGGCGCTCGAGCTCGTCGTTGCGCTTGCGCAGGAAGCTCAGCTCCAGCTTGTCGCGGCTGATGGCTTCGTCGCGGCGCTTTTTACGATCGAGTTTTTCCAGGCGGCGGCGCTCACGGATTGCCTCACGCTCGGCATCTGTGCCGTCGCCTTGGTTGCCCTCGTCGTCATTGCCTGACAGGCGTGCGTCGCCGTCGTCGTCGTTGTCGTCTTGGTTTTGGTTGACGTTTGGCTGGTCCTCAACGATTACGATTTCTTCGTTGTCGGGACGCTCGTCGTCTTCTCTCAGTGTTGGCATGGTTTGCTCCTTGGTTTATTGACAGGCCTCGCACGAGCCTTCGCTGGAAATGGCGCTGGCTTTGCCGAGGGGGAAGTCGTTGTCGGCCGCAGCAATGACAGCCAATCGGCCGCGCAGCTCATAGCCCATCAAAGGCCAGATTTTCTGCACAGCGTTGGCGCGGGCCACCTTGCGGCCGATCTCAGCGTCGAAGTTCTCTGGGCTGGCGCAGGCCGATTCACCAGTAACGGTGAATCCGTTTCGCAGCACCAGGACGCAAAATGTCAGCAGATCAAGCGGAGCCTTTGCGTTTTCAAATGATCCGACAACGATCTCGGGCGAGTGCTCTTTGGCCTCTGCAATCACAGCGCCAAGCGTGCCTTGGGCGGCCGTGAAGTAAACCTCCTCGAGGATGTTGGCCTCGATGTCTGCAGGCGTGATGCGTGGGGCGGTCTTGCCCTTGGCTTGGATTTCAGCTTCGATTTGTGCGTCGGTGCTCATTTCACGATCTCCCAATCTTCAGAAAGCATGTCGGTTTGACTGGCAAGCCAGCCCATAAGAATTGCCTCGCGGCCATGTGCGTTCACGGTCTTCATGGTGATGGCAGGAAGCACCATTGCGCCGCCGAACTGTCGAGCCCACTGGCGGTTGTTTTCCGACCAGAAGTCGTCAGCATTGATCACGCGGCCTTCCAGTGGTCCAGACAACGACAGCCACATGCCCTTGCCATTCCAGCCAGCGCGGGAGACCTTTTGGCCAGCCTTCAGCGCCTCGATGGCTTGGCCAAAAGTCATGGCACTGCAAGGACGATAGGCGCGGTCAAACACCTCAGCGGGCGACCAGCTCACGTAGCCAGCGTAATGGTCCGTGTTGCCTTTGCCGCCGTCCAAGTACTCAACGAGGTAACCGGCGTCGGCTGGGTTCTCGTCGGCTGGGACAGTCCAGCCACGGAAGGCGTTGTACTCAGCCCGGGTCATGGGCTTGGCGTTGATCAGTTTGGTTCCGATGTAACGTTCCATGTCAGTCTCCCGTCAGATGAACGCACGGATGGCCAGCGGGTCGCCGGTCACCTGGCCGATGATGTCCAGATCGTTGAAGATCACGAACAAAGCGGACTCGCCGTTGGACAGCTGCACTTCCCAGCGGTCGCCGCCGTACTTGGGCACGCGAACGTAATCACCGGGTGTGCACCAGCTGCCCTCGGGCCACGGGTCCATGGTGTTTCGGTTCTTGAAGGCAAGGGCACCAACGGAGACGACACGGGCAACTTGGGTGTTCCACTTTTCAGTGTCCCGCGAGCCGTTGTCGATGATGATGCCGGAGGCCGTTTTTGTCCGAGGGGTGCGGATTTGCACCAGGACACGGCTTCCAAACGGGGTGATGCCGGGGTCGGCGGTGGGGAACGCTTCAGCAAACGCGTCTGAGGTCATCTTCTGCTCCTTTCAGCAGGTGTTGTCGGCCGCCACAACGGCTGCCGTCCAATCGGGTCGGTGGCCACAACGACCACCTTCAAAAAATCAGCACAGACCAGTGCAAATCACAGGTCTCGGTCGCCGTGGCGCTCGTCGTCCAGAAGGTCAAGCAGGGCTCTGATGGCAGCTTCGTATCCAGCAACCATGCCCACTCGGTATCCGTACTCGAAAGCGTCACGCTCGACCGGGCGCTTGAGGGCTTCAAGCGCAAAAACCTGCTGGTCAGCTTTGAGCTTTCCGAGCAGGCGATCTTCGATGGCCATTTAGCAGGGCGTCTTGGGCATCGAGGGGGCGGCCGGGGTCGTCTGGCCGGTGACGGGCTGGCCAGCGGCCATGCGATGGTGCTGTTTGACCAGTGCGCCTGTCATTGGCACGGTGCCTTGGGTGGGTTTGTCGCTCATGGGATGCTCCTTGTGAAAATTAACGTGTGCCGGGGTTGATGCCGCTGCCTGTGCTCACGGCGACTTTCTCGCCGGAGGCAATCTCTGCCGCTGCCAAGCGCATGGCCGTGGCGTTGTCGTCCGAGTTCATCTGCAAGCGAGACGCGATTTCGGCCTCTGTGCGTTGGCTCTCGGCCATCTGGCGAAGCTGCTCGCGCTGCATGTCCTCTGCGCGCGACTGCTGCTTGTCTGCCAGGCCAGCGGCGTCGGTCTGCGCCTTCTGCACAGCCTTCTGCTGCTCCAGTTGCAAGCGCGCTTGGTCGGTTTGGGTGCGTTGCTGAAGGGCCAGTTGCTGCACCTGCGCATTGAGCTGCGCAATCTGCATGCTGTTGTCCTGGGGCATCTGGGGAGGCTGGGGTGCAAACTGCTGCGCCATCTCGTCAATTTTGGCCAGCTCCTGCGCAAACTGCGCCAGCTGCTGCTCGATGATCTGCTGCACGCGCACGATGACCTTGACCTGCTGCTCAGAGTCGCTTGTGATCAGCTGCTCACGCTCGGCGCGCTGCACAGCCTCGTGCGCTTGCGTCAGGTAGAAGTTGAGCAGGTGGTCACGCAAGTGCATCGCCATCGGGTACAGGTAGCTTTTGACGATCGACGGGTTCATGCCAAACACCGGCGACTTCAAGAACGCCAAGTGCGTCTGGATGTGCGCCACGTGGTCCTGCTTGGGCAGCACGTAGACCGGGCGGCCCATCGATGCGGCCACGTTCTCGCTGACCGGATCGACGTCGTCTTGGCCAGGCTGAGGCTGCAACACATCTTCTGGGTTGAGCTTCAGGTTGCGCAGGAACATCTCCTCGACCTTGCGCATGTCGTACATCTGCGGCAGCGTGGCAGCGCGGGACTGCACGGCTTGCACCTGAGCAAAGCGCTGAGCCTCACTGAAGATGGCCGGGTCTGACACGGGCACAACGTCCATCGGGCCGTCAAAGTCCTCGGGCTTCACATCCAGGCCGTTTTCCATGGCCTCGATGTCTTCTTCCGTCAGGTACGCGCTGTTGATGCGGTGCAGGATGCCAAACACCCGGGCCATGCTGTTGTGCAAGCGCGAGTGGATGGAGCTGAAAACCACCATGCCCTGCTCGATGAGCGCCAGGGTCGTGCCCACCGGGGCGTTGGGGTTTTGGTCGGACAGCTTCTCAAACGAGGTCTGCACCACACCCTTGCCAGCGTCAACCAAGAAGCCAAGCAGCTGGAACAGCGTGGGGCTTGGGCCGTTGAACGGCAGGGCCATGGCCAGCTTGCGAATGTCGTCGACCAGAGCGCCGCCCTCGATCTCGACCACCTCGGTCGGCTGCACGTTGATCGTCTGGCCGCCAGGCCCGCCCTTAAGTTTCAAGAGCGTTGGGATGTTTTGGATGTGGGCGGAGTCCAGCAACGCACGCAGCGCACCGGTGGCCGCGCCCGACAAGCCGCCGATCATGTGGGTCAGGCCAATCGGGTACGCGCCGCGCCAAGGCACGAACGGGAACTCGACAATCCAGTCCAGCTCCTTGCGGCGTCTGTCCTCTGGCTCCCAGTTGCGGTACAGCGAGAGCGCCTTGCGTGTGGACTTGTCGATGCTGATGATGTACGGCTCCACGCCGTCACCAAAGTCCAGGTGGGTGTAAACCTCGAAGATGGTCCGCAGGCCATCCTCGTTGTAGCTGGTGTCCTCGCGGCCCTCGATCTTGTCGTTGGCAATCGTGGCCTTGCTGAACTCGACCTGATCGGGCGAGCCAATGTCCACCTCGGCGTACATGCCCGCCTTCATGCGGCGGTTGAACTCGAACTTGGTCACGTACTGCACGTGCGTCTTGCGCTCGGCAGAGTAAAAGTTGGTGGCCGCAAACGGCAGGTAAATGTCGTCGATGGCGATGAACTCAGCCGTCGGACGATTCCACTGCGGGGACCACATGAGCTTGAGGTACTGACCGCCGCCCAGAGGCAATTGCGTGGACAGCTGCTCCAGCTCGCCACGGAACTCGGGCATCTGCTGGGTTGTCTGCCAGTTCATGAAGTCCGACTTGCGGCGGGCTTTGTCCAGCTTCTCCGGATCCGCCGCGCCCTGAATCTTGGACTTGACAGGACCAGAAGGCGGGAACACCTCCTTCATGAAGCGGGCGCTGAAATCGACGCAGGCCTCGACCAGCATCGGGTGCACGACCTTGTTGGCTCCGGAGAATTGAGCGCCACCAGGGGCGTCGTCGCCGAGGCCCGTGCGGCGCAGGCCCTCTTCGTAGAGCTTGTCGCGCTTGGAGCGGGCTTCCTTGTCGCGCTCGATCTTGTCGAGCAAGTCAACAACAGCGTCGCTGAGCATGCTGCGATCGACCTCGTCGACGATGTTGGCAAAGTGGGCCTTCTTGTCGGCCACTTCGCGCTCGTTCTTCATCCGGACGACAGCGCCGCCATCCTCGGTATCCTCAACCTCCATCTCATCGTCGTCGGGCATGGAGACGGTTTCGCCTCGCTGCTCATCGTCGCTTGGGTTCTCGTCTTCGCCGTCGTTCAGGAGTTGGTCAGCCATGTGTTCAGCCTGCGTTCATTGCGTGGAGCTCGTCCACGATGGATCCGATTCTAGCCGGGTCGAAGTCGCCTGTGGGGAAATTCGCACCGGAGACTAGGCCACCGGATGCGAAGCCTTCGGGTGATGGGCCGCCCAAGAAGTCTCGTAGCTCGTCGACACTCATGTAACGCTGGGCGTTTGGTGCGGAATCAACAGCGGTGTTGAAGTTGTCAATTGCCTGCTGAATGTTTCGCTCGGGTGAAACCTTACCAAGCGCACGCAGCACAGCATTGGGGTCCTGAATGTCAATCAGCCCCGCGTTTTGCAGGTCGCCCACCTTGCCAAAGTTCCCCGACCGAACAAAGTCCTGCACGGCGGGCAGGTAGTCCTCCTTCGGGGCTTTGTTGCCTTTGCCTTTGATCTGGACGATTTCGTCTTGCGGCTCACCGTAATAACTTTCACGCGGACGAATATCAGGCCGCACCTCAATCGTCACGTGCGGCTGTCCCTTCTTGTCGCGCAGGCTGTAAATCTTGGACCGGCCCTCGACCACGTCCGGGCAGTAGCCGCCGACGCAGTGGCCCATGGTCTCGCCTTCGTACTTGAGGGCGTCGGCCAACGACTCGGTACCAGGGTGAACGTGGCGCTCGCCTTGCGGGTCGTAGTAAGCACCGTTTTTCTCGGTCCACCCCTCGGGCAGATCTTTCGGCTGCCGCAACTCCACCCACTTGTACCCTTGGTCAGGGTACTCCTTCACCACCTGCGTGGCCGGGTTCATAGCGCGGGCCATGTCGGCCTCAGCCTTCTGAGCTGCGCGCCAGTCGTTGATCTTGGCCACGCGCTCAACAGCCTGGGGCACGGTGACCTTTTCGAGGTCTTGGTACTTCAAGCGCAGGTTTGCTGGCAGGCCGGACTCGGGGTTGACCGCGTTGCGAAGTTCATCGACCAGGTGGCCAAAGCCAAGGTCGTCGGCCATTCCTGACTGAGACGGCATGTAAACCGGCGTCTCGGGTGGAACCTTTGCCAGCCAAGGCATCTGCTCGGCGTACCCTTGCTGGAGCAGCTGGCCAGCAGGCATCTGGCCCACCGTCAGATCGCTTGCACCTTCCCAGCTTTTGGCGGCTGGACTTTGTGCGACAGCGGTCTGGCCTTCGCTCATAAAACGGCCATGCAACTCTGGGCGAAAATTAAGCTGCTCAGGATCAACGTGCAAAACGCCCCGCTCGGCCAGCGCGCGGACCGGGTCCTCGGGTGTGGCCATCTCGTTCTTGATGTACTTACCCAGTTTGGTTTCAAGCCAGCGGTTCATGGCCGCCTCTGGCAGTTGACGCGCGCGCACGCTTTCGGAAACATCGACGCCCGCACGCTCTGCTAAGTTTTGAAGACCGGTTTCGTTGAGCACCGTTTGTTGCATCGGGTTCACAACCCGCTCAACGCTTCCCGACATCCAGTTGCCGCCCTTGGGCTTCACAACGTGCACGGGCGACCCAGCCAACGCAAAGTCACGACCAGCACGGCTCACGGCCGACGGAAGCGCAGCAACGGCGCGCAGCGGGGAGCCTGGGCCAGTGTAGAAACCTCCGCCGAGTTGGCCCGCCGTAGTGAACGCTTGGCCCACAGGCGTCTGGCTTACCGATCGCATCGGCAGGCGCTTCTCAACGTCCTCGCTGGTGGGCAACCACGTTGCGCTCGGGGTCTGTCCCGTGATGAGGTCGCTCAGTTTTGCTTCGCGCTGCAACCCGGGCAACATGCGCACTAAGGACTCGATGTCGCCTGGCGCACCCAGAACGCCTGAAACCATCCCGCGCAGAGCAGCCAGCGGAGCGTCGGCAGAGGCCCGGCGGTCTTGCTGGGACTCGGGGCGGCGACCAGCGGAGCGGTAGCCAATGAAAGGGCGGTTTTCTTCAGCCATTGCGGCACTCCTTGAGGCGGTCACTGCGCCGCCCTCTGCGTATTTTTTCTCGCGCAAAACCTCCAGCGCAGCAGGCTCCATGCGTTGAAGCAAGTTGGTCTCTGTCGACTCGGGGTTTGGCGTCAGCGTGCGACCGCTGAGCCCGTACTCATGACGGCCAACGCCCTGAGCGGCGCGGTGGCGCAGCATCAGCAGTGGCGCAGCGTCCGCAACAAGGTCGCTCAACTCACCGCCGTAATCAAAGTAGTCGCGGAACGTCGGATCGTCCATGATCGACTTGAATCTGCCCTTGCGCGCAGCCATGCCAAGCTCGTTGCGTGCAGTGTCCAAAAGCCTCGGGGCCAAAACTGCGGGCTTGTCCGTGGCAAACATGCTGTACGCGGCAGGCATCCGGTCACGCAAAGACGGCGGCTGCACGATCAACGTGCGCAGCTCGCGGTCTTGGAAGTCGCCAGGCTTGTAGTTGGCGTTGAAGTAGCCCAAGTCGGTTGAGCTGGGCCGCACGAGAAACATCGAGTCATCTGACCCATAGGGATGGGTGTGAAAGTCGATGATGCCTTGGCCCGGCTGGGCGTAGTCAAGGGCGGCGGTCCTGTCGCTGACGTTGGGCTGAACGGTGTCGGGTCGGCCGATGGTTATTTTTGAGCGCCGGGGTAAGTTGGCCGGACCAACAACGGATGCCTCGTTGCCTGTGCGTGCGGACTGAACAATCGCCTCACGAATCGTGGCCGCCTGCTCGGGCGCTTCACGGGCCAGCAACGTGCGAAGTTTTGCAAGGACTGAAACTTTGGACATGGCTTACCACTTCGTTTTGTTGGCCCAGTACGCCGCGCTCGACGGCCCCTTGGCGATGTTTGCACCGTGACGCGCTTTGAACGACGCCCGCTTGTCCTTCATGGCCTGCGACTCGCCCTCTTTGGGCTTGCCCGCCGTCTTGGCTCCCTGCTCGCCGAAGCGGATCACCTTCTCGGTGCCGTCGTAGCAAGCCTTGACGACGTGAGACTTGGTCGGGTGCGATGGCGTGCGCTTGGGTTGGTTGCACGCCATCTCGGATTTCTTCAGCGGTTTAAGCGGCATATGGATTGACCCTTCCTTCACGTTGGCGGGGCGGCTTGTCGTCAACGTCGCGTGCTTGTGGCAGTTCAAACCATCCGTCGTTTTTCAGGTAGATGACCGCTTGTGTGAAGGTGTCCACATAATCGTCATGCTCCGCAACGGGGAACTTCGCCACCTGGTTCAAGAACGGCTGTGCCCAGCTGACCGGCTGGCCCGGGTTTTTGGATGACTCCAGAACCCACAGCAATCCAAGCTCCAACGTCGGCGCGGCTTGGTGTGCCCGAGACACCTTGTCCGCTTGTCCGGGATTGTAGCCAACGGCAGGTACCTTGGCCAGACGCAAGTCCTGCAGCAACGATTGACCGCTTGCCTTGGCTTCAACCAGGATTCGGTCGGGCCGACGTCCTTTTGTGGGCATGCCAGCCTTGGCCGACTTGTCCGCGCCGTACTCGCTGGTCCAGTCGCGGATTACCTTGGCGCGCAGGTCAGGATAGCCCAGGTGCTCGTCCCAGGCGTCGAGAAGCATCGCGTTGCGCTGGCCCCGGTGCGTGAACAAGCCCCAGACGGTGCAGGCCGTCGGGTCGCCCGTGGTCCGCTCGGTGAATGCGCAGTCGTAGCTTTGCAGGATGTACTCAAAAGGCGGAAGGCGCTGGGCCACCGGCCAGAAGTTGAAGCAGTCGGTCTTCAAGATGCCACCATCGGCAGGCGACGGGTCTTGCTGCAGTTGCCCGGATGTGCCGTAGGTGCCCAGCAGCTGCTTGAGCTTGGTGATCTCCTCGGCTCCAAAGCGCTCGGGACAGATCAGCTCGCCCTTGGTGCGGCGCGGGTCGTAGGGGCCGAGCACGGTCCGGCGGCTCTTGCCATCCCACTCGGCAGGGATGCAGATGTGCTCCCAACCGCCGATGTCGTTCAGGATGTGGCCGCTGATGTCCTTCTCGTGCAGGCGCTGCATGACCGTCACCATTGCGTCGGTCTTCGGGTTGTTCAGACGCGTGGACCAGACCATGTCGAACCACTCGAGCGCAGTCTCGCGCATGGTCTCGGACTGCGCGTCCTGTGCGCCGTGCGGGTCGTCGAGGATCAAGCGCGAGCCGCCCTCACCGGTTGCGGTACCGCCCACCGAGGTGGCCAGCCGGTAGCCGGTCTTGTCGTTCTCAAATCGCTGCTTGGCGTTTTGGTCGCCCGAGAGCCCGAACATGTGCCCGAAGCGCTCTTGGTACCAAGGCGACTGAATCAGGCGGCGGGCCTTTAAGTTGTCCCGGATGGACAGAGTGCCCGAGTACGACGCGGCCAAGAACTTCTGCTCGGGCTGGGCGATCCACTCCCAAGCGCACCAGGCCACGGAGACGATGGTGGACTTGGAGTGCCGGGGCGGGATGTTGATGAGCAGCCGCTGAATGTCGCCGCAGCTCACAGCCTCCAGGTGCTCGCAGATCTCCTCGATGTGCCAGCTCGGGACGAACGGGACGCCGGGCTCCATGACGTGCCAGGCCTGCTGCACGAACTCGTACAAGCTGGCGCTGGCCTTGCGCCGGGCCTGCTCCTTGGTGATCAGGTCCAGCATGACGGCTGGGGAGACGGCAGCGTTCATTGCAGGCGAATCTCCCCGCGTTCGAGCTTGTCGCGCTGGTCCATGGCGTTGTGCAGCATCACGCGGTCGTCCGCGTCGTCGGCCACTGGGTGGCACCAGCACTGGCAGCTCGGCTCGTGCTTGCGCCAGTCGTTGATGGGCACGATGTGCCAGCGCTCAACGTCATCTCCAGGCGGTACCGCTGAGGCAGTCATCCGTGGTTGATCGCTTCTTGCAGCAAGCGCACGGCGTCGTGCTGAGCGTTGACCAGCCGCTGATCGGCGTGGCCCGTCTCGCTCATCGCCATGGCCTGAGCCTGGCACTGGCCAGCGAATGTGTCCAGCAGCGCCAGGATGCGGGCGCGCTCGAAGGCGATCATGTCCTCGCCGTGCTGGCGCACCAGGTCCTCGGGAAACAGGGCTTGAAAGCGACCGTCGTGGTC